GTCGAGACCGACTGTCGGCTCGTCGAGGATGATCAGCTCGGGACGATGCATGAAGGCCTGGATGATCCCGACCTTCTGCTTGTTGCCCGTCGACAGGTCCTTGATCTTGCGGTCCGGCTCTACCTGAAAGCGATCGAGCAGGATGTCTCGATAGGCATCGTCGACTCCGCCGCGCAGAACAGCGAGGTGGTGGAGGACCTGCCGTGTCGTCATGGTCTCCCAGAGCGACAGCTCACCCGGCAGGTAGCCGACACGCTTTCGAATCGCGATCGAATCCTTCACCGAGTCGAGGCCGAGCACGTGTGCCGTGCCGGAGGTCGGACGGATCAGGTCGAGCAACGTGCGGATGGTGGTCGTCTTCCCGGCCCCGTTCGGTCCCAGGAATCCGAAGACTTCGCCCTCGCGGACCTCCAGCGTCAGACGGTCGAGCGCGCGGTACGGGCGCTTCCGCCAGAAGCCAACGGCGTAGTCCTTGGTGAGGTCGAAGGTCGCGAGAGCTGGAGCGCCCACGAGCTATTGGGCAGGCGGGTGCTGCAGTTCGTACGCAATCGCCTGATCGAAGTACTGCGTGGCCCACTCCCCTTCGACCTTGACGCCATTGATGAAGAACGTCGGCGTCGAGCGGATGTCGAGCTGGGTGCCGAGGGAGATATCCGCCTTGACGAGCTCGAGCGTGGCGGCGTACCTCGCGTCGAAGTCGGTGACCTGTCCGGCGCCCTTGAGCGCATCGCGGGCGGTCATGAAACTCTGCCCCTGCGCCTGTTTGTTCTTGGCCTGGAAGTCGTAGCTGTTCGTGCCGGGTATCCAACTGCGCGGATCGAATACATTCGATGCACCCGTGCCAACGTCGAGACCTGGGTGCGCGCGCAACTCGCCGATGGTCTTGAAGGCGTTGTCCACCATGGTCTTGGCGGCGGGTAGCGCGACTTGCGCCTGACCACCCAGCTTGCCGACTTCCTCGGCGGCTTCCTTGCCGACGATATCCTTGGGGATCGCCGGGCCGGCCGGAGCGCCAGTCTTCTTGTCAACGGGCACAAAGGCCGTGCCGACATCCTTCAATTCCGTTCCGGGAGCCCAGCGCGCACCTTCCGGCAGCTGGATATCCTTGCGACCACCCGCCTTGCTGAGCTGCGTATAAACGAGATTTCCATCCTTATCGATGTACTGTTTGGCATCCGTGCCATGCTCGGCCGCCTCCGCGCCGCTTTGCTCGGTGCCGGGCACGATCTGCCCCGTCATGGTATCCACGACGCCTTGCTTCGATGGACGGAACCGCCCCACCTGGCTCTGCGGCTTATTCTGCGCCACCTTCAGCGCCACGCCCTGTTTCACCAGATCATCATCGCCGGTCGACATCAGCGTCCTGGCCATGCTGTCGGTATCGTTCGCCCCCATCAGCGCTTGCGCCAGGCTGCTCTTGTATGCGCCCTGCTGCTTATCCGCTTTGTCGCTAAGCGTATAGCCCAGCGCCAGATCGCCGGCCGAGTTCAGCAGATCGCCCCAGCCCTTGGGCTTGGCGCCAGCGGCGGAGGCAAGCAGCGCATCGGCAAGCTTGGAATAGCGCATATTGGGCGCGGTGAGCGGCACCGGGCCGCCAGCAATAGGCGCGCCGCCGATCGCCGGCATGGGTAGACGTTCGCTCAGATTCGATCCGGCCATGCCGCGCGCTCCTCCTTCATTGCCGACTTTGGCCGAAGCCCAATCGATGACATCCGCGCCGGTCTTGCCTTGCAGAAAGGGATTGGCGGCGATGACCCGGCTGCCCAGCGTCGCGGCGGCCGGCGCTTGTGGATTGGCATGCAGCGCGGCGGCGCCTTGCGGCCCGGCGAAATGCGCCAGATAGCTGTTGCCGGGCGATGCATCGATACCGCGCGATTTGAGATAGCCTTGATTGTCCGACGCATAAGCCCCGGTCATTTCGCGGGAGATGGCGGGGTCGAATTTGAGTTGCAGGACTTGCGCGGGCGTTCGTCCTGCCAGCAAATCCGGGCGATGCTTGCGGATCGTCGCCAGCCAAGTGGAATCGATGAACTGCCCCAGCCCGCCCGCCGATGAGCGGGGATTGCGGGCATTGGGATCGCCAGCGCTCTCTACACCGATAATGGCGTCAGCAAGATCAGCCATGGTGCGCCCCTTACCCGATGCGCCCGTAATCGACCATCAGATAGCCGCTGGAATGACGGCTGACGGCATCGGGGAACAGCCCCAACGCCTCCTGCGCCATGACGCCGATCTGCGGCACATCCGACCAGAGATAGCGGAATGCGTAGACCGGCAGGCCCGATGCGAGCGCGCCAATGCGAGCGATGTCGCGTTTCAGGCGACGGTCGGACATCATGCTGGCCGCGCTCAGTCCGAGCTTACCCAGACCCAGCAATCCACCCATCATATTGCCTTGCTGCTGCTGCGCCTGTTGCTGCTGGGCAGTGTAGGCATTCCAGACATTGCCGGCGACGTCCGTCCCAGCCGCAGACGACTGCGCGAAGGGGCTAAAGCTCGGGTTCTGCACGCCTTGCGAGTTGCCCATCAGCGTGCTGAGCTGTTGATACGGCATGTTGTACTCGGTCATGGCGTTGCCGTATTGGCGCTGGAACTCGTTGGAGGCGTCGAGGTCGGATTGCCGCGAGGCCGCCAGCATGGAGCTATCCTTGGCCCGGTTATACTCGCCCTGCTGATCGTTCCAGATTTCAGCCCCGATCGGGATACCCCTGTCGCTCATGGTGCCTTCGAGGTTTTTCCAACCCTTCTCGAATTGTGGGGCAAGCATCGCCATCTGGCTGTCCATGGACCGCTGCCGGATATCATCGACATTGATGCCCGATGCATCGAACGCCCCCGTGGGCAGCCGGCCGATGGTGTCGCCGATGGCCGAGGAAATCCCCTGCTGCGCGGATGTCTGGCTGTCGAACAGCGCCCGCATCTCAGGCGTCAGCGTGGTGTTCTGCTTGTAGATCGGCGCGCCGGTTGTGGGATCGACGCCGCTCTGCGCATAGCTGATGCTGCCAAACGGCGACGACTGGTCGATCCGATTCAGCGAGGCATTGTACGCCGCCGTTTCCTTGTTCGATTTCGTCTGCGCCGCCGACACCGCATAGGGGTCAGGCGTTTTAGGCGTTTTCTTACCCAAGGTTTCAGTCCCCTATCCAACGGCATTCGCGCCGCAACATACCAAGCAGAAGGCCGTCCCGGCCCGTGCCGAAACCATCGCGAACGCATCCCTCGACCTGGAACCCCAGACGGCGGCTGGCATCCAATGCGCGCTTGTTGCCGCGCGACGTTAGCGCGGTGATGCGGATACAGCCCAATTGCTGGAACGGGTAGCCGAACAGAACGCTCAGCGTTTTTCGGGTCATCCACCCCGCTTCGCCGGCCCAATGGGTGCGGATATCGTGCTGTCCCGGCTCCATTTCGCGGAATTCGGTGTAGATCACGCCGCCGATGATCTGATCGCCCCGAACCACGCCGATGGCCTCGTAATCGGCGCGCGGCGGCTCACGCATATCGCGGATGCGTGATGCAACCCAGGCGGCGACGCGCTCGCGCTGGCCGGCGAGGATCACCCCGCCCCCAACGGCCCGCCCGGCGTCGCGATAAGCTGGCTGGCGAACCATGATACGGAATCCGCCGTGCTCAACGTGCGCACCACCGGCGCGACAGCCCGGCCGAAGCCGCGCGAGGATCGCCAGCGCCGCTTGGCGGAAGCGGGCGCGCCCCAATCCGTGCCCCAGGGATCGCCCCATTGCGCACCCGTGCCGGCGGTGGACAGATCGTAAACCGTGGCCCCCAGCGCTGAATCGCGGAAATCGATGTCCAGCGCGAATTGCATTTGCGCCGGCCCGGTGGCGTCGATCAGCGGCATATAGGCATTGTACAGCGCGGCATTGCCAGGCCCCATCGGATAGGAGGCGCCCTGCCTGGCCAGCGTGACGATCTGGGCACCAGCGTCGGCGCCGGTCGCATGGCGGAACACCAACCCGCTGGAATAGGAGCCGAAATACAGCGCCCCATTCAGATCGGCAAATTGCGCGGCCGGCAGCTTGGTATACAGCGTCCAGGCCGAGACCCGAGTGTTGAGCACATATTGCTTGGTTTGAGCCAGGCCGGTGGCAATGTTGAAATACACCAAACCGTCGAAGAAATGCGCGTTCCACCCGGCATTGGCGCCATAGCGGACGTAATCGGCCTTCCAACTCGGCGCGATCTTGCCATAGAGCGCCAGGGCATCGAAAGAAAACGCATTGCCCGCGATCACGGCGGAAACCGGGATCGGCCCCGAGACGGTCATGATGACCAGCTCGCCGCCCACCTTGACCACCGCGTCGACCGCGACAGGCGCTGGGGCCATGTATTTGCCCACCAGCGCGAAATTGGTCGCCGGATCGCCTTGATAGACGATGATTTCGCCGGTGCTCATGATGAACACGGTGAAATCATCGCTGCCATCGCCGGCATCGCGCGACCATGAGCCGATGGCGACGCATTTGCCGCCCGCCGCGATCTGCGAGAGCTGAAACGTGGTCAGCGCGCCGGTCACCGACCCTATGCCGCCGTAACGCACATCGGCGGAATTGGTCTGTGTCACCCAGAGACGGTTGCGCACCTGGCTGATGGTTTGCAGCGTGGTCAGCGTCGGCCCGGTAAAGCCCGTCGCGCCAAACGTCGTGCCGTCATAGCGCCAGGGCGTATCGGTGGCGTTGACGCCGAAGATGTAGCCGTTGAAATTGGCATGCCGCCAGCGATTGACGGTGTAGCCGGTGCCCAGCTCGATTGGCGAACCGGAGACATCATAGACCTTGCCGTTCGATGCCCCGGCGATCAGCTTCTGGCTGGATGCGCCCTTGAAAAGCATCAGGCTGAGCACGGTGGTGGCGCCGGAGATCGTCTGATGCGTGGTGTGACCGGGGCGCACCTTGACCGCGCCCTCGTCGGGCAACCAGTTCTCCAGCACCCGCGCCTCGGTCGGCTGCAAGGCGGTGTAGGCCTCGCGGGTATTGAGCCCTTGGAATGGCGCCGGGATTGGAAATGAGCCGCCGGCGCCCTTCATTTCAGGCGTGGGGAGACGGTTGGCCATCAGCCCCAGTTCCCATCGGGGATGCCGGCCGGCCGGATGCGCGGCACGCCGGACACATCGATGATCGGCTTAGGCGTGTCGTCGAATTGCAGCGCCATCAGCGCGGCCAGATAATCGGCCTTCTCCTCGGCGAACGGCAGCCCCTTGCGCGCCCGGAAACGGTAGCGCATGCCCAACACCGCCAGATCCCGGTCGAGCCGCCACAGATCGCTGTCGGCCACCCAGTTTTCCTGCGCCGTGCCGCCGCTGGTGGTGGAATAATAGCGGCTGTAATAGTCGTAGCCGATATTTTGCACATCCGTTGGCGTCGGGGTGATGTTCAGATAGCCGCCCGAGACATGGAAGGCGTAGCGGATGCCCAGCACCACAATGCCGCGCGTCAATGCCGCCCAATCGATGCCGTTGACCGGGCCGATCAGGGGCTGTTCCTCGGAGGTGTTCCAGAAGGTCAGATTGGCGAAGCGCTGGAAATCGGCCGGTAGGCTGTAGGCCGAAGTGCTGGCGACCGTGGCGAAGGTATAGGCGGTTTTCAGCGTCTGCCACTTCACCTCGCGCGCCAGCTCGCGGCCGATCTGGGCGGCGATGTTCTTGAGCAGGATCGCGGTCGGATCGGTGTTGCCAACGATCGTCGATGGCGTTTCGAAGCCATCCACGCCATCAAGCGCGTCGGTGCAGAGCTGGAGCAGCGTGGCGGCCATGGTGGCTTACGCCGCCTGACGGCGCTGGCGGCCGGACGTCACGGCCGGATCGGGCTCGGAGCCAGCATGGCCAACCATGGCGCGGGCGCGCTCCACATAGTCCAGCACGTAATTGGCCCTGAGCGCCATCTTGTGGTGGTGCAGCTTGGCGGTCAGGCCTGCGATCTTGTCCTCATCGAATGCCGCGAATTCCCGCACGGTGCGCATGCCCATGGTCTGGATCACCTGCACCACTTCCGGGGGAACGCTGTCGAGCAGCACCAGCGGGATTTCCCCGCGCTCACGCAGCAGCTTCAGCTCATATTCCTGGAAAACGCCGGGGAAACGGTCCTTCAGCTTGCGGATTTCGAACGGCTTGACCGCCGTGACGCTGACATCCTTGGACTGGCGCGTGGGATGCCCGTATTTGTGCTGCAACATCAGCTTGGGTTCGCCAAGCGGCTCGTCATAGGCATCAAGTTGGGCGACC